TTTTAGCTAAGGTTGTTCCTAGTACAATTGGAGAACATATTGCAACTTCTGTCGATATAAGTAAGATGGCAATGCAAGCAGCTGCTACTATCCATAAACATAATGAGTATGGGATACTCGTTGATATGGATGGAAAACAGGTGTGGGTTCAATCTATTATTTTTCTGGAAGGAAGAGTTGCACTTGGTAATACACACTTGGCCAGGATGGCTGATACACTGGCTTCTCATAATGCTGAGTTTACTGTCACTTTGCTCAATTATCATTCCAAACAAGAGATACCTGTCATGTGGAAGTGGATTCGTACGCGCCACATGGATAGAAGTGATAAGACCTTTTATGTATTTCATCTTATGTCTAATATCCATAATCATCGTAGTATAGTTAAGTATATGGTGGATGAGAGTGTTAGAATTGAAGAAGGTACCAATGTTCTTATTTCTTTGAATAGATGTGATAATCTACCTGATGTTGAGCGTGTGCTGGTGGTTAGGCCAATAAGGCGTGTATCACATATTGCTTACCATGGTGATGTTGATGATTTGTACACTTATGTTGGGTTTGATATAGATTTTCCGTCACAGAAGGGTGATTGTGGATCCACAGTATATTTGTCTGACTCTAAGTGTGCATCTAGTTGGCATATGATTGGTATTATTGCTGCTGGCAAGGTTAAGGAGCGTTATGTTACTATGACTCCTCTTAGTAGACAATGGATTCGTCGTAATTTGGATGATATACATTCTAAATTTGAAGCTTGGATGGGTATGAAACTTGTTGATGAGTTGGAGATCCCTAATGAGTCTTTTTCTTGTTCAGCTATACCCTCTAAGTTTATTATTGAACGTAAGGATAAGCCCGTTTCTCAATCTGACCGTACTAAGTATAAGAAAACTAAGATGTTTGGTTTATTTTCTGAGGTTACTAAGTATCCTGCTGTTCAGATACCCTACGAGTTTGATGGTGTTGATTTTGATCCACCGTATTTGGCTCGTGATAAGTATTGTAATAGTTCTGGTGTTTATAATCCTCTTATCATGATGTATGCTACTACGATGTACCTTATTACATTACTCCCAATTCTTTTTGGCGACTATCATCATAAACCAGGGAGTTTACCCCCGAGGAAGTTACTGTAGGTAATGGTTACGTAGATGCTACACCTCGTAATACAAGTGAAGGTTATGCCTACCAATTGAAAGGCGTCAGTAAGAAGATGTTGTTTGGAACTGGAGTTGACTATGATATTACTAATTCTTATTGTCGTGAAATGCTCTCTAATGTGCATTCTGCTATTGTCCTGGGCAATAAAGGCCATGTTGTGCGCCGTGTTGCAAAGGATTTTGGTAAGGATGAAACCTTAGATTGTTCAAAGATTGCCAAAGGTAAACTTAGACTCGTTTCAGGTACAGATGTTGAGGATTTTACAGAAGATAAGT